AGGGCCTGCCAGCCTGTGCAAAATCCGAACCCTCGGGGTTCCGCCAAAAGGGGGGTGTTCTGATGCCCGTTGCCGGTCGCAAGCAGAAGCCCGAGGGTCAGGCGGTCACGAGGCACAAGCCAACCACCGAGTGGACTGACGTCGAGAACGTGCCCTACGCCGGCGAGCGACCCGAGCTGCCGAAGAAGCGGACAGCGATGACGCAGTTCGGCCCGAAGGACTTCCCGATCAAGAAGATGACCCGGGACTGGTGGGAGACCGTCTCGTCGATGCCGCACTGCAAGCTGTGGACGCCGTCAGACTGGGCGTTCGCCGTGGCCACAGCGATGGTCGCTGACGCCCTGTTCGCTGGAACGGTGGGCGCGGCCGCGGAACTCCGCCAGCGGGAGAAGATCCTCGGCACCACCGTCGACTTCCGTCGCGATCTTCGGATCCGCTACGTCGATCCGAAGGCCGCCGCCGAGACCGACAGCGTCGCCGGGGTGGCGCGCCTCGATGACTACCGCAGCCTCTGACCTTCTCCTGCCGGGCTACCGGATCGATCACGAGTCGGGTGCATGGTGCACCATCCCGTGGCCGACCGACCCGGACGAGAAGATGGCGATCCTGCGCTCGAGCCTCGGGCCCGCGCTCGTCGACTGGGCGGAGTGGCGCACCGACGAACCTGGCCTGACGCACTACCAGACGGGCCGCCCGTGGAAGTTCACCGATGGCCAGAAACGGTTCATCTTCCTCTGGTACTGGCTCAGCGACGACGGTCGGTTCGTCTACCGACGCGGCGTGAAGCGTGGCGCGAAGGGCACTGGCAAGGACCCGTTCGCGGGTGCGTTCGCCGACATGGAGCTCTGCGGGCCGGTCGAGCTGTACGACTGGGATGACAAGACCGGACGACCGATCGGACGCCGCCGAGGCATGCCCCTGGTGCAGATCGCGTCGAACTCGGAGGCGCAGTCGAAGGACCTGCTCCGCGTGGCGAACGCCCTATGGAGCCAAGCGGCCCGCGAGTACTACAACATCGACACGGGCGAGACCCGGACGGCGCTGAGGGACACATTCGGCCGGATCGAGATCAACACTTTCGCTGAGGCATCGAACGAGGGCGACCCGGTGACGTGCTCGCTGCTGAACGAGACGCACCACATGACGACCGACGAGGGCCACCGGGTGGCCCGCCAGGCTCGACGGAACGTGGCGAAATCCCCGGCGTCGATTCAGGCGCGCTCGATCGAGTTCACGAACGCTCACCGCTCGGGCGCGGAGTCGGTGGCGGAGAAGTCGTTCAAGGCGTGGCAGATGCAGCAGGCCCGCGGGTACCGAGGCAAGCGCGACATCCTCTACGACTCGGTCGAGGCACCGCCGAACACCGACATCCTGACCGAAGCGGGCCGGATGGCCGGACTGCGGGCGGCCTACTCCGACGCTCCGTGGTCGGACCTCGAGCGGCTCTCGGACGAGATGCTGGACGCAGACACCCCGGTTGCGGACACGATCCGCTACTACCTCAACGGCCTGGCCGCCGAAGAGGACTCGTGGGTGGATCCCGGATACTTCGATGCTCTGGCCGACGCCTCCAGGTCGCTCGTGAAGGGTGACCAGATCGCGATGTTCCTCGACTGCTCGAAGTCTGAGGACGCGACGGCCCTGGTGGCGTGCCGGCTGCGGGACATGTTCGTCTCCGAGTTGGGGTGCTGGTCCCGCCCGAAGGGCTGGGACGAGAGGAACGATGGGCGCTGGCAGGTGCCGCGCGCCGACGTCGACGGCAAGGTGCGCCAGGCGAAGGCCGAGTACCGCGTCGAGTGGTTCGGCGTGGATCCGGGCCCTGCGAAGGACGACGACAACGAGATCGCCCTGTACTGGGCCGACCTCATCTCCGGTTGGGCGCGCGACTTCCGCGACAGTCTGAAGGTGTGGGCGACTCCGGGCGCGAAGGGCTCCCCGGTGCTGTTCGACATGCGGCTATCAACTCCGGGCGGTACGCAGCGGAACTACCAGTTCACCAAGGCCGCCGAGCTCGTCCAGTCGTGGATCAACGAGGAGCGTGAGTCGGCCCCGTTCCGCTGGGATGGCTCGCCGACGCTGCGGCAGCACGTGCACGCAGCCAAGAACCGTCCCAACCAGTGGGGATGCTCGCTCGGCAAGGTATCGCGCGACTCGACGAAGCTGGTCGACCTCGCGGTCGCGATGGTCGGCGCGGTGATGGGCGCCAAGGATGCGCTCGGGTCAGGCAAGGTCAGGATCTCACAGCAGCGCAGAGCAAAGGTGGTGGTGATGTGATGGAGGCCACCCCTGACACCAGTGGGCTGACGATCCCCGGCCTGTCGCCGGCCGACCAGGACGTCCTCACCGGACTGTTCCTCCGGCTGTCGTCGACGATGAGCCGCAACCTGCTCCGCCGCCAGTACTACGACCACAAGAACACCCTCAAGGATCTGGGCATCTCGATTCCGCCCCAGCTCAAGAGTGTCGAGACCGTGGTCGGGTGGCCGGCGAAGGCCGTCGACGTCCTCGCTCGCCGCGTCCACCTCGAGGGCTTCTACCTGTCTGGCTCCAGCGCGCTCGAGGACTCCGGGTTCAACGATCTGGTCGAGGAGAACCGGCTGCTGCTCAACTCCGAGCAGGCCGTGACCTCCGCGCTCATGATGGCGCCGGCGTTCGTCACCGTGACCGCAGGCGACGTCGCTGCCGGCGAGCCGCGGGCGCTCGTGACATACCGGTCGGCGCTATACGCCACCGGCGAGTGGGATTCCCGCCGCGGCATGCTCCGATCGGGCCTGTCCATCGTCGCGGTCGACCACCAGACGAAGCGGGTCACCGAGTTCGTGATGTACCTGCCGAACCGGGCGATCATCGCGAAGTGGACCGGCCAGGTGTGGGATCTGCGCCAGGTCGTCCACGACCTGGGTGTGCCGATGGAGCCGCTCCCGTTCCGGCCCGAGCTTGAACGCCCGTTCGGCCGCTCCCGGATCACCCGGGCCGTCATGTCGATCACCGATCGTGCCGTCCGTACCGCGCTCCGCACCGAGGTGTCAGCCGAGTTCTACTCCGCCCCCCAGCGGTACGCGCTCGGCGTCAGCGAGGAGGACTTCCAGGACGCCGACGGTAACCCCGTGCCCGGCTGGCGCTCCATCATGGGCCGCCTCCTCACCCTGCAGAAGGCGGACGACGACGACAAGCAGCCGAGCGTCGGCCAGTTCCCGCAGCAGAGCATGACTCCACACCTGGAGCAGATGCGGCAGGCCGCCGCCGAGTTCGCCGCAGAGACCGACCTGATGCCCGACACGCTCGGCGTCATCCAGGACAACCCGTCCAGCGCCGAGGCGATCGACGCCCGGAAGGAAGAGCTTCGGCTCACCGCCGAGTCCTGCATCGGAACATTTGGAGCCGCGCACAACCGCGTCGCGCGCCTCGTGCTCGCCATGCTCGACGGGTCGCCGGCTGCCCAGGCGGAGTGGCGCAAGGTCCGCTCGAGGTGGCGCAACCCGGCCACGCCGTCCCAGGCATCAGCTGCCGACGCGACCGTGAAGATGATCTCGGCGGGCGTCTTCGCTCCGGACTCCGAGGTTGCCTACGACGGCCTCTCCCTCACGGAGGACCAGCGCGAGATCCTTCGCACCGAACAGCGCCTCGCGCGCGGTCGGGCGACGGTGTCCGCCGTTCGGCAACAGCAGCCGGCGCAGGTGAGCACGGATGCCGTCAGCGGCGCAGCTTGAGCTGGTCCGCCGCGACCTGAACCTGCTCGCGAAGGCCGCGAAGGACGACCTTCAACACATCTGGGCATCGTTCGGCACTTTCGAGCGGGTCAGGATCGGCCAGCTTCTCGACGCCGGGTGGGTGGCGCTGATCGACCACTACGGCGAGGCCGCGGCCGCGATCGGCGCCGACCAGTTCGAGGAATGGGCAGCTGAGCTCGGCGTGCGGCCCCGCACGGCGGTCGCTGCAGGCGTAGACGCAGCGCTGGCGACGGCCCGCCTCGGATGGGCGCTGTCCACTCCGGACCAGATCGCGAACGCGTTCGGCCTGCTCGACGAGCTGGTGAAGCAGCCATTCAGGTCAACGGTGCAGAACTCGGCGTGGAAATCTGGCGCAGCTTGGGCCCGCGTTCCGACCGGACTGGAGACGTGCGCGTGGTGCCGGATGCTGGCCTCCCGCGGCGGGGTCTACCACTCGAAGGAACTCGCCCAGTTCGGCACCGACGGCAAGAAGTACCACGGCGGCTGTGACTGCACGCCCGTCCTGATCCGGACGCCTGAGGACTATCCGGAGGGCTACGACCCGAACGCCCTCTACGACCAGTACCGGCTCGCACGCCACGACGCCGGATCCGGAGATCCGAAGAAGATCCTCGCCGCCATGCGCGAGCGCTTCGACATCGCCCACTGAGCAACGCCAAACCCTGAGCGGTCAATCGGGGGAGATACGCCCACGCGGGCGGAAGGGAACACCATGAGCGACGACCCGACCAAGACCACGGAGCCCCCGGCCTACACGCCGCCGGCGACACAGGCCGACCTTGACCGCATCATCGCCGACCGGCTCAGCCGGGAGAAGGCGAAGTACGCGGACTACGGCGACCTCAAGGCCAAGGCCGCGAAGTTCGACGAGGCTGAGCAGGCGAACAAGACCGAGCTCCAGAAGGCGCTCGACCGTGCCGCTGCCGCTGAGGCCAAGGTCACCAGCTACGAGACCCGGGACCAGGTGACCACCTGGGCCAAGGAGATCGTGAAGGATTCCAAGGTCCCGGCCGATGCGTTGCGTGGCTCCACCAAGGAGGAGCTGCAGGCGCACTTCGACCAGCTGAAGGCGCTCGTTCCCTCCGACGAAGAGAAGCCCACCCCGAAAGGGCTGATCGGTCCCTACGTGCCTGCCGAGGGCACGAAGCCGACCACCCCGGCCCAGTCGAACGGCCAGATCTTCGCCGACTTCATCCAGAACCAGCTGCAGGGCTGACCTGCGCCACCGAAAGGACTGAACCGTGGCCAATCCCACGACCCTCAGCAACGTCTCCTCGACGCTGCTGCCCCCGACCCTCACCGGTCCCATCTTCGCCAAGACCGCCGAGCAGTCGGCCGTCCAGCAGCTCGCCCGCAAGGTTCCGCTGTCCATCAACGCCAACACCGCGATCCCCGTCCCGATGGACGTGCCGGTCGCCGACTGGGTCGCTGAAGGCGGCACCAAGGTCGGTCAGCAGGTCGGCACCGGTACCAAGATCATGACCGGCAAGAAGGTCGCGCTCCTGGTCCCCGTCTCCGAAGAGGTCGCCCTCAGCAACCCCGCCGGGTTGTACGCGCAGCTCGAGCAGGACCTGCCCACGGCGATCTCCCGCGCCTTCGACTACGCGGCCATCAACGGCAAGTCGCTGCGCACCGGTGCCGCGGGCCCGTTCACCGACTACCTGGCCGGCTGCACGAACTCCGTCGCGCTCGGCACGTCCGCGGCCTCCGCTGGCGGTCTCTACACCGACATCGTCACCGGTGCCGGCAAGGTCGTCGACAAGAACTTCGACTTCACCGGCATCGCCGCTGACCCGAGGTTCAAGATCGACGCCCAGTTGGCCGTCGACACCACCGGCAACCCGCTCCTGAAGGACGGCAGCCTCGCCGGCTACGACGCCTTCTACAACAAGGGCGTGTCCGGCAAGTACTGGCGGGCGGGCGACTCCAGCCAGCTGGTCACCATCGTCGGCACCCCGACCGGGGGCACGTTCGCGCTCAACTCCGGTGGCAACACCGCGGCGATCGCCTACAACGCTGCTGCCGCCACCGTCCAGGCCGCCATCCAGGCATGGGGCGGCATCTACGCGACCGTGACGGTCTCCGGCTCCGCCGGCGGCCC